TTCTCGCACTTGGACCACCCCAGAGAACCTTATTTGCCCAGTACGCTGCCGATGTCTTGCCCTTGGCAATATTTTTCCCGTGCCTAGCCTTAAAAGATTTCCTCGCCTCTGGGCTGTAGTTGTGACCCATGCCCTGCGCTCCGAACCTGATGATCTTAACCTTACTACCATCCTTTACCGCAACAACACCCTTCTTGCTTTTATGAGATGGGGTCATCTTGGGTTTGTTTAACCCAGTCAGCCCAACCTTTTTTAACCTGCCTTTCTCGGCATCAGTTAAGCTCATGTCCGGTACTTCCTTGTTTTCTTTGCAATCCTCTTGGGTTGCTTTGAAACCTGCTTCCCCTTCTTGGTGTCCTTCTTTTTCTTCCTGCTCGTAGCTGCGTATTCAGCCTTACTCAGAGCTTTTATAGCTTTCTTTGGTAGATAGCGTTCACCTGTAGCCTTCTTGCCCTGCGTCGAGGGTTTTCCAGACTTGGTTCCCCACTCCTGCTTAGTCCATTTCTTTAGGCTCTTCTGGGAATCTTTTAATTGTTTTCCCGTACTCGCCCTACTGATAGCCATTATTTTTTCTTACTAGAAAGTTTTTTCTGGACTGTCTTAGACAGTTCATTGAGGTGGAAAAGTTTCTTGCTGCCCTGGGTGTGGGTCTTGCCAGAGTGCATCTCCCCATTGGGCATCTTGTGCATGCCACCCTTGTGGGTTACCCCATTTTTAAAGTAGTGCGGTACACCTTTAGCCACGGTATCCTCCTCCTGCTTTCTTATATTGAACTGCTAACAACTGCGCCTTACGGGCAGACCACTGCCCGGCCTTTCCGCCCTTAGTGCCGGCCTTTATCTTAGTAAAAAGTTTTTTACGCATCGCGGGCTTTGTATAATTACCCGCCTTGTTTACGGTGCTTTTCATTATTAGAGGTTAAGGTCGTCGAGAAGCGTGCCTCGGAGGGATCTAGCCTTATACCTTAGAGCTTCAGCTATCCTTTGGCCTGATCCTGCATACAGACCTGTTCTTGCGGACTGCCTATCGGCCTCTGCTTCCATGGCGTCTGGATCGGTCATGTTCATAAATTCTGTAATCAGTGCGGACTCAAAGTTTCCGAACATTCCTGAGTTAACCCATTCTTCCTCTGTCATTCCACTAGCCATAGCTTGGGCGTAGTTACTTGAATACTGAGAGTTGATGCCGTCGATATCTTCTCCCGTTAGGTCTATTCCACTAACGTCAAAGGGGGTAACTTCGTTTGTATTCGGATCAGTACCACCAGTACCGTCAGTGCCGCTAGTGCCACCAGTACCGTCAGTGCCGCTAGTGCCGCTAGTGCCATCAGTGTTGCCTTGAGGAGTTACCACTTCTGGGGCAACGTAAACCCCTGGAGCTTCTCCTGCCACACCAACGCTTGGAGAACCCTTAGATACTGCGTAGGCATTCAACCTATCGTAAATTCTTCTAGCAGACTGAGCGTATACGGTGTTACCCCCCTCTGCTTGTGATCTTGCAAGCTGCCTCTCAGCCTCTGCCCTGATATCTGCCGTAGGCTTGCCGATGTAGGTGTTGATCAATCGGTTTTCAAACTCCCAGAACCTTGGGCTTGTAGCAAAGGCGGCTTCCCCACCACCGAAGGCTTCCATCTCAAGAGTGAACTGGTTTGTTAAAGCCTCGTTGTCAGAACCAAAGGATTTCAGGTCAACAGACCCGTCAGAAACCCCAGGACTACGAGTAATAACATTTCCTTGAGAATCAAGAGTACCCGTGTCACCGGAATCAAACAGAGCTTGATCAAACCCAGGAAGCTGAGATAAATCAGTATTACTTGGGAGATCAAAAGTCCCGAAGCCTTCCTGTAAACCAAAATCACCAAAAGCAGAAGCTGCGCCACCAGGAAGACGATAGGTATAAGTTCCGTCAGCCTTCTTTTGCAGTCCCTGAATCCCATAAAGAGATCCGGCAGTGAAAGTCTTGTCGGCTAGGTCTTGCGGAGAAGGAAGCGTAGACTGACCTGTGATCGGATCAACACCCTGAGCCGAATCAGCACCAATAGACCCTAAGCCGGAACCGTAGTTAGTCGTGCCGTAGAGAGCCGGACTGTTGTTTTGCCGTGTAAAGTAATTTGGTATATTGGCAAACATAGAGCTTCCGTACTGCCCAGGACCAGATTGTCCGTACTGGTTGCGACGGGATTGTCCATACTGGCCACCCATACCACCAAGACCAAAGCCCATCATCTGATTAAATTGATTCCCCTGGCCGGCACCAGCATAGTAAGGATTGTACTGGCTTCTTCTCTGAGGCATGAACGAGTACGGCGAGGGGTACGTTTCCTGCCTTCTAGGGGCCTGCTGTAGGGCGTTGAGCCTTCTTTGTAGACCGGAAGCTATCCTTCCTGCGGAAGCGGAGTAGACGCCGCCTTCCCGTGCCCTCGCTGTCTGCTGATCTAGGTCTGACCGCAATCTGTCGGTGTCGTTAAGGTTGGATATCTGACCCAACAAGTCACTCTCAAAACCCCTAAAGTCGCTTGACTTCAAGAAGTCTTCTTCCGAACCACCCATACCCTGGTATGCAGTGTATCTGTCGTTGTACCCTTGCGTTGTCGCATCGAGATCAGCAGCAGTAGATCCTTGCTGCATCGGTGTCGAGTAGCTGTATGGATTATTAGACTGCTGCATCTGAGGTGCGTAGGAAAACTGGTTACCGTACCCAGAACCGTAGGGAGAATAGGGCATAGAGAAACCACCCTGACTCCCGCCGTACTGAGGCGTACTAAATGATCCAGGGCCACCCGAGAACTGGCCTATGCCGAAGCCTCCGCCATAAGGCTGTTGGTTATAGCCTCCGCCATAGGGTTGGGGGTTGTAACCTCCGCCGAACTGTTGTCCACCACCAGCCATATCATTTATCCTATGTAATCTTCGCCGGTTTCCATCATCTCTGATAACCGACTAGCTCTATTTCCAACTTGATCTGCCCATCTGCTGTCAAGCATCTCGATTGCAGCCTCAGACCAATTTTCTTTCTTTATTGCTTCCAACATATTAACAAAACCATTGAGTCTTGGCATCCCTAAATTAAAGGCCATGTCAACAAGAACTCTTTTCCTAATATCATCAAGCCCAGCGTACCATTTAAAGCTTTTGTTTAATTCATCCACACAAATATCCAGATCATTACCAAGAAGGTAGTCCACCTCATCGGCAGAAAGACCCCTGTCTTCGAGGTTTCTTCCAACACCAATAGTGCTAATGCCTTTTGTGTCGAGATAAACCTTATACTCAACACCCTCGTGCATTCTAATCTGCTGCTTTAGTTTTTCAGCATGGTCTTTCACTAAATCCTACTCGCTTCTCTAAATAGGTATTGGGAATTCTTCTCAAGGTAATTCTTCCTCGTGTTAGCCTCATCTATCATGCGCCTTTTTTCTTCTCGGCTAAATTCAGAAACAGGGGCGTTATTAATGTAGTCCTTGTATTCATTTATTTTTTGCACTTCATCAAGGACACTTGAAACTGAATTTTGGAACCCCATAAGTCCTGCATTTTCACTTAATAAATCACTAGCCTCTTCGTACTTGCCGGCCTCAACCAACCTGTCGTACTTAGGTTTAATTTTATCAATCTCTATCCTGAGTTGGTATAAGTCAGATATTGACTGATTGACTTCTGCTGATTCACCGACATCTAGTAAGAATCTCTGGAATACAGGGGCTTCTGTAATCTTCATGGTGGCGCCCGCCCTCTCTGAAGATGAGTACGCATCGAAGAGGGTAACAAAATACCCAGGGATAGTTCCAAGCATTCTGTTTCTAATGACCGAGACTTCCTTTGGCGTGATCTCAGAGCCGGCAGCGTTCATGTACTCAGCAAGAGTAATATCTATACTCGCTGCATTTCTCCCCGTCACACCCAGGGGGTCTTTTGACGCTGCTGCTTGTTCATACGGGCTTAAAACAGATTGCCCCGTTAGAGGGTCAATATTCGCTTTCGAGACAAGGAAGGGGACGAGAAGCGTGGGGTAAGATGTCGCAAAGGCAGCAGAAATTGCTGACGTAAAACTTTTAGCTGTTTCCTTTGTAGTCTCATTCCCCATCGCCAAGGCAGCTAACCTATCAGGCACTGTTTTTAAGAAGAACCCAACTTCAAAAGGAATAGGAATCTTCAAAGCAAACGATTCTAAATTAAGCTCTTCAGATTGCTTAGAAAGCCCAATCATACCGGGGGTGATAATCCAGTTGTTATCTCTAACGCGATCACTAACTCTTTTAAGCTCATCTTCTTCCTCACCTAGTGCGTAGAGGAGGACGCTCACGGAGCCAATGAAAGCAGCCCTGAACATCATCTTCCTTCTTAGGGCCTCCCTGTTGGTGTTTGGACCCCTTGCTGCTGGATTACCTGCAAAGCCCCGCATAATAACATCAAGGCCCTGCATCCTAGCATTTAAGAATGGAATAATTGCCGAGAGAACTTTCATGTGTGACCCGCGCCTTCTGAAGTTAAGAACTTCTTGGGCCTCCCAGACAGCCTGGGCCTCGTTTCCTGTTCTTTCAAGGACATCGTTATACACAGCGATACGGGTTGCAAGATCAGAGTTTTCTGTCTGCCTCTCTGCAAAATCCCACAACGCCCGGAACGGCCTTGCAATGGTTTCCGCAGTACCCCTCGGGTACATTCTTTTTCTCATTTTAGAGATTTCATTTACACCTGAAGAATCCCCTGAACTAGCAAAATCAAAGCCGCCAAAGATTCCGGCAGACTGAAGTTTACGTTTTGACTCAGATCCTCTGATGGCCGATATCCAACCAGCCGCCGAGTTCCAAGGGCCGGCATCTGTGCCAGACGTAATGTAAGCGGACAGGGCATCCCGCATAA